ACATTGGTGGAGTATTGATTGCAAACAGTACAGATTCTGGAAACAAATAATCATGGCAAAGTCCCCAGCATGGCAACGCAAAGAAGGGAAGAATCCGAACGGTGGTCTAAACGCCAAGGGTCGGGCATCCGCAAAGAAGGAGGGGATGAATTTAAAGCCTCCCCAACCCGAGGGCGGATCAAGGAAGGATTCTTTTTGCGCTCGCATGGAAGGCATGAAGAAAAAGCTGACCTCCGAGAAAACAGCAAACGATCCGAACAGTCGGATTAACAAGTCTCTTAGAGCATGGAAGTGTTAACCATGAAAGACGGACTTTATGCAAATATCCATCGAAAGCAAGAGCGTATAAAACGTGAAAAGGCTGATGGAAAGCCTGTAGAAAAAATGCGCAAGGTGGGCTCAAAAGGTGCGCCAACTGCACAAGCGTTTAAACAATCTGCAAAGACGGCTAAAAAATGAAACGATATAATTTTTATCTGCCCGAGCCACTGATCGTGGCACTACGCAAACACGCTGAAGATACTGGACTTACAATGTCTGAGTTGATGAGGCGTGCATTATCTTCATACATTAAAGACTTGAAAAAAGAATGAGTGAAGACTTAACTGAGTTTGCAGACTATAGAGAGTTTGCCCTGCCTGATGCTTCAGCAGAGCCGCACGTGACTTTAAATATTCCGCCCCAGTTGGTGTGGGAATGTGCTGCTGGTTTAGAAGACCCGACAGCGATAGCACGTAGGTTTAATTTATCTGATGAGCAGTGGGCAAGGCTCTCTCAGTGGCCTGCGTTTATTAATGCGGTGCAAGCGCAGCGTGCTCAGTTTGAGCGTGAAGGTATAACATTTAGGCTTAAAGCCAGCCTTATGGCAGATGAAGTCATGGATGGATTGTTTAAGCAGACTATATCTCTTGATAGTACCATCGGGCAAAAGCTCTCAGTGCTCAACACACTCGTTGACATTGCAGGGATTAAGAATACCAAGAAAGAAGATGCGTCAAACGCAGCTCCTAAATTTAGTATAACAATTAACATACCTCAAGGCCCACAGCCTTTGACTATAGATGGCTAACCTAGTTTACACACCGAGTCCATCGGTTGTGCCGTTTCTTACAAGCACTAAGTTTGCTAACTTCGTTGTAGGGCCAGTAGGTTCTACCAAAACAACAGCGTCATTGATAAAGATTGGCTATGAAGCCAAGCAGGTTAAAGCGTGTAGCGATGGCATAAGACGTAGCAGATGCGCAGTTATTCGTAACACGAGACAGATGCTTTGGGATACGACCATCCCTGACTTTATCAAATGGTTTCCAGATCAAGAAGCAGGAATACTAGAAAAGACGAACTCAAGATTTATTTTAAAGTTTGATGATGTTGAGTGTGAAGTGCTGTTCAGGGGACTTGATGACGCCAACGATGTAAGACGGTTGCTATCTTTGCAGTTAACGTTTGGTATCATGGATGAGTTTCGTGAGATTAATCCAGATATTTACAACGCACTAACAGGTCGTCTAGGACGATACCCCGACAAAACCATGAACGGTGTTGGAGCTTGTAACGATAAAGGAGACCAAGTGCATAAGGTGTGGGGTGCAACTAACCCACCAGATGCTGATACGTTTTGGGAAAAGATGCTCACAGAGCCAGCAAAAAATATGCACGTGACTATTCAGCCGTCTGGATTATCCCAAGAAGCTGACTGGGTTGAGTTCTTACCCGATGGATATTACGAGAATTTGTGCGAAGGTAAGTCCGAAGACTGGATTGATGTATACGTACATGGCAAGTTTGGCAAGAGTTTAAGCGGTCAACCTGTGTTCAGATCGTTCGAAAAAGATATCCATGTTGCTCCAAAACCACTACAATACATAAAATTATCAACACACCCATTGATTATTGGAATGGATTTTGGCTTAACCCCAGCGTGTACAGTCAATCAAATTGATATGCACGGGCGGCTATTGACATTTGCAGACCTTGTGTCCGATGGTATGGGAGTGTTAAGATTTAGTCGAGAAAAGCTAAAACCGATGTTGGCTAATCGTTTTCCTGGGATGAACGTGTTAATTATTGGCGATCCCGCTGGTACACAAAGAGCCCAGACAGACGAGAAAAGCGTGTTCGATATTTTGAAAGCTGAAGGATTTAGAGTCATTTCAGCAAAGTCAAATAATATTGTGGCTCGTGTCAACGCAGTGGATAAGTTTCTCACAAGAACCATAGACGGAAAACCTGGTCATTTGATCGATCCATCGTGTGTACATTTAATTGCTGCACTAAGAGGAGGATATAGGTATAAAATCCGTCAAAATGGCGAGGCTGATGATAAGCCCGAAAAAAATCAATACTCACACATTGCTGACGCTCATCAGTATGCTTGTCTCCATGCAGATGGGAATGTAACAGGCGATGCATGGCAAAAGAAAGCAGTGGTAGTCCAAAAATCTTCTTACGTCTGGAACTGAAATGCAATTAGGCTTGAACATTACAAATTCTGCAGCGCCCGACAGCATCATGACTGGCGGCATGGTAAGGATTAAATCAATCAAAGCCTTACAAAGAGAAGAGAAAGCTCAAGCTGAAAAGGACAATAGCGATCCAATAGTTCGAAGTCTAGCTGGGTATGTCAAGACTAAATGGACAGCAGCAATGCTGGCTAAACAGCAGACAGCCGAACAGCGTATGTTGCAAAGCGTGCGTCAGCGCAGAGGCGAGTATGATCCCGATAAGTTAGCTCAGTTGCGTGAACAAGGAAGCTCAACGATCTACATGATGTTGACTTCAAATAAATGTCGTGCAGCTGTGAGCTGGCTGAAGGATACCTTACTGCAATCAGCCGAGGATAAGCCTTGGTCAATCGAGCCTAGCCCCATACCTGAGTTACCGCCTAACGAAGTTGAGGGTTTGATTCAGCAAGCTGAAAAAGAAATTCAGCAGCTTTACATGAATGGCACACCTCCTACAGACCAGCAGGTTAGAGAGCGTTTGCTTCAAATGAAAGACATGGCGATGTCACACATGAAAGACCTTGCACAAAGGACTTGTGACCGCATGGAAATGAAAATGGAAGATCAGTTGCAGCAAGGCGGCTGGGAGAAAGCCTTCTCTGAATTTCTAGAAGATTTGGTGACCTTCCCTGCGGCGATCATGAAAGGGCCTATCGTTCGTAGGCGCCCCAGAATGAAATGGGTTCCTGACGGCAAAGGGGACTATGCACTTGACGTACAAGATGAATTGGTTCTTGAGTGGGAGCGTGTTGACCCGTTCAACCTATATCCAGCTGCTGATTCAAGTTATATCGATGATGGATATTTGATCCAAAGACATAAGCTACACAAACAAGACTTGCAAGCCCTGATTGGGGTTGAAGGTTATAGCGATGGCGCTATTCGTGGTGTGTTAGATGATTACGGTCGCCAAGGTTTGCGTGACTGGATTTATGTGGATATGAACAAAGCTTCGGCTGAAGGTAAGTCCACAATGGGTGTTCAACAAAATCCATCAGAATTGATCGATGCGCTTCAGTTCTGGGGCAGTATTCACGGGCAATTATTGCTTGACTGGGGGATGAGCGAAGAAGAAATTCCTGATCCCTTGCTTGATTATGCAGTCGAAGTTTGGACAATTGGTAGTTGGGTTATCAAAGCAGTTTTGAATTCAGACCCCATGGGTCGTAAACCCTATTACAAAGCATCCTACGAAGAGGTTCCTGGCGCTTTCTGGGGCAATTCGATATGTGACCTAGCACGTGATACTCAAGACATCTGTAACGCTGCTGCACGCTCTTTGGTGAATAATTTATCAATTGCTTCTGGCCCTCAAGTTGTTTACAACATTGATCGTTTACCTCAAGGCGAAAACTTGACTCAGATGTTCCCATGGAAGATTTGGCAAGTCACTTCTGATCCATTGGCTGGTTCAGCACCACCCATGCAGTTCTTCCAGCCAGAGTCTCTTGCACAAGAGCTCATGGCGGTCTATGACAAGTTTTCTGTTTTGGCTGATGAGTACACAGGTATTCCTCGCTACATGACTGGGGATAGCGCTACAGGAGGCGCAGGACGTACGGCTTCGGGTATGTCTATGCTAATGGGTAATGCTGGTAAATCTATCAAACAAGTTGTATCAAACATTGACAAGAATGTGACTCAGCCGCTGATCGACAGGTTGTTCTTCTACAACATGAAGTACAGTGATGACCCTGATCTTAAAGGCGATGTCAATATTCGTGCTCATGGCGCCGAAGCAATCATGCTCAAGGAGCAAGCACAGCAACGTCAAGCTCAGTTCTTGCAGTTGGCCTTGCAAAGTCCGATTGTTCAGCAAGTTGTCGGTATGGACGGAATCGCAGAGTTGTTGCGTCAATCTGCTAAAAACCTTGAACTTAACCCTGATAGAATCGTTCCACCTGTTGAAGTCATTAAGCAAAAGATGGCTCAACAGGAACAAGCACAAGCCATGGCTGCGATGCAAGCTGCGGCGCAACAGAGTGGTCAGGCACAGGCGGGGGGAACCCCTCCAACACCACAAAGCGGGGCTCAGTTGATGAATGGAGCCCCAGTTACTAACACATTCGCTCCGCAAGAGGGAATAGCTAGTTGACAAAGTTCATTCATCGTAGATAATCTAACCCAAGCTATAGGAGATTTCCATG